GATGCTGGTGGAGGAAAGGGGTCAAAATACACATCAGGAGGACTTACAACATCTAGAGATATTTTTAGTGTTATTAAATCTAAAGCGTATGATTCTAAAAGAACGAAACCATATTTAGTAAATATAACGTCAGACAAAACACCTATAAAAACTGTTACGGAGTTACAAGCAGAAAACCCTAATATGTCTCGTGGAGAAGTGATAAAACTTTGGAACAACCAATAAAACAATAACTATATGTTTGAAGTAAAAGACCTTTATGATTTAACTTTGCCAGGCGCATTTGCTTCGGTAGAAGAATGGGTACAGTTTTCATCATCTGCTAACCCTGAAGACTTATATAGTTTATTGCAAGATGGTGCGTTTAGTTCAGTAGAGGAATTTCAACAGCAAGTTAATTTTGGAGCATCTCCTTTAAAAAAAAAAGAAGATACGGTATCCGTATTGGAGGATGGTTCTTCGGACTTACAAGAGCCTAGTGTTCAGGTTGAGCAAGAGCAGATTGATGTTACTCCGGGAGTAACAGCACTAGAAGAAAGAGGCATATTCCCTGATGCCCCACAAAAAGATTTTACACAAGCACCACTTGGGCCTCTAGAACAAATACCTTCTAGAGAAGAACAGGAGGATGTTATTAATCAATATCTTAGCGAGCCTCAAGAAAGCGCAAAGGAGAAACTTATAAAAGTCTCACGAGAGAAAAAGATTTTTGACCCAATGGGTAATGAAGTAATCCAAGGATTCCAAGGAGTTCCATTGCTAAAGCCTAGTAAAAAGGTTGAAGAGGTAGAGAAGGAGACAAAGGAAGAGGCGGTTAAGTATGTATTAAAAAGCATAGGCAACGAAAAGGCTTCAAGGATTATTCAAAACCTAGCCTCTACAGGTGGTGATATATCTGATGCTGAATTGGCAACCCTAAAAGCCGAGTCGGATGCAATAGTTTTAGAGAACTATGGAGAAGAACAGCTTGCTGTTTTAAATAAAATCGCAGGCCCAGTAGATCCACAACAAATATTCAATGGAGATATTGTATCAAATCAATCTATTATAGATGACTTAGTTATCATTGGTGACGAGACATCTACTGTAAAAAATTTAAGAAAAGAATTTGCTGGAACGCCTTTCCGTTTTGAAGAAACAATTTGGGGGTCAGATGCAATTGAGATTACCACTGTAGGATCAGCAGATGAGGTTATTAATAGCAAGGTTGTTAGACTAGATGATGATGCAAATCCTAGACAAGCGATTAAAGATTTTATGGCTACAGCCAATTTCACAAAGGGCAATATAGACTTTTTAGAAAATGGAATAATCAACGGGAAGGATACAAGCGAGTTGCCATCTGATGCAAAGAAGCTTGCAGCTTATAAGTATATGCTAAATAATACAGATAAATTTTCTGTTGGTAATGGTGTTGGGTTTTCTGTAAACGCAGATAAGGTGCTTGAGATGATAAATGAAAACCCTGAATTCTTTCCACCTGAAGAACTTGCATCCATACAACTACAACTTGACCTAGGTTTAAAAGAAGCGTATAAGGAGGATGAGAAACTAGAGGGTTCTTTTCTTAGTTCATTAGGAGAATCTTTTGTCGGAGGCACAATGCAAACGTCAAAGTTCATGTCCAACCTTGCAATAGATATTGGAGGGGCGATTAACCCTAGTGCTTATCTTCCTACGAATTCATTTAGTGCAATAAATTTTGACGCTGATGGTAATCGTTTATCAGAGAGTGAAGTTATAGACAAGGTAAAGAAGCGTACCAAGAGAGAGATGATATCTGCATTTGATAATGCTACTGAAGCATCCTTTACTGGGACTACTCAGGCGTGGAAGAATAGCGCAGAAAGAGGGAGCTTTGTAAAGGCATTAGATTTTGTTGCAGAAAGTTTAGGTGTTGTAGCCTCTACAGGTGCTAATAAATTAGCACTCACACAAAAGGCTGCTAAAGGTCTATCAGGTTTAGCATTCTTTGCATATTCTGCCAATGGTATTGAGGATGAGATGGCAGGCACAGAGTATGATGGTCTAAGTGAATGGAACAAGAAGCTTATCTCATGGCCTTATGGTATTATGATTGGTAAGTTAGAACAACTAGGGTGGGATAGCGCATCAGGTGCGTTTGGAAACAAAGTGTTTGATAAAATTTCTAGAACAATAATTGTGGATGCCATGGAAAGCGTTCCTAATAATGCTTCTAAAGAAGTAATTAAAACTGCAATTGAAAATAATCTTATGGCACGCCTTGCTGATGGTGGAATAAAAATCATTAGCGGTGGTTTAAGTGAAGGGTTTGTAGAGGGGACTCAAGAGATTGCTGACGTTGGTTTAAAAAATGTTGTTAATGCTTTTATGAAAAAGGATTATTTCGCAGACGCTCCAGACTTAACTACAGCAAAGGGTTGGAAAGAAATAACACCAAGAGTAAAAGAGTCTGCGTACATGGGATTCTTAGCAGGTAGTGGTACAGCCGGTGGTGGTGGTGCGACTAGGTTAGTAAAGAAAATGCGTGAGACGGGTGGGGATATGAGGTCTTTCAATGAGCAGAAAGAATCATACACTACTGAAAAAGGAAGAAAACTTTTGATTGCTCAAATTAATATTGCACAAGGGAAGGGTGATATAACTCCTGAAGAAGCAAGTAAAAGGCGTGAAGAAGTAGACCAGATTGCTGCTATTTTTGAGAAGATACCTGACAATCTATCTAATAAAAATAAAATAAAATCTCTTGAGTTAATCTCTACAAAGGAAAGTCTAGAGAAAGAGATTGCTGGAAAGAACGAGGAACTTGTTACGAAACAGAGGGATCGTATACAAGATATTAATACACAACTAACACTAATAGGAACACAAGATGCCACTACAGAGCAAGAAGCAGGCGATATGGATGCGGATCAACAAGCCACAGATGTACAAGAAGTGGAGGAAGGAGTATCCGAGCCAAGACCTGAAGCGGTTACCGCTGAAGAAACTAAAACCGAAGAACGAGTAGAGCCTACTGAGGAGCAACGTAAGGAGCTAGAGAAGGAGGCTATAAAGGATTTAAAGAGATACAATAGGAAGTCAAAAAATAAAGGCTTTAAAGGGAAGCGTATAGAAGGGGTTCGTAGAAAGAAGTATGAGCCTACTCAAGAGGAGATTGATGCGAGGGTTGATGAATTATTTCAGGCACAGCAACAAGCAGACCAAGATGTATTAGACCTTGAGGCTGCGATTGAGGGTGAGGTCAAAGAGGGTAGAGCATTACCTAGCGAGACCACTGCTATTGAAGAAGTAACAGGCTCAGTACCTGAAGATGTTGCAGTTGAGGAAGGGGTAGCTACTGAGGAAGCACCATTAGTCAATCCAAAAGTTGTCATATCAGGAACAGGTGATGGGCATGGTATTCAAGCCACAAGAAATACAGAGAAGGCAGATACAGAAAAAAGTGGGCGTTTTGACCCAAGAGGTAAAAAAGATTTTGATGAAGATGGTTTTGCTATCAGAGAGAGAGCAGATGGAGGAACAGAGGTTACTTATAAAATAACAGATGGCGTTATAGATAGAGGAGGCAGACCAGGGTCTACAGAAGTTACGGTTATTCTTCCTAAAGGCTCAAATGTAGACAGACAAGTCTTAAAAGAAACTTTTGATAAGGGTATAGACGAACTTGCAGGTGGAGGAAGTTTAGAACTTCACAAAATCAATGACAGGAGAAAAATAGAAAAACTTGCTGATGATGTGGTTGAAGCACTATCTAAAAAGACTACCTCTGATGCTACACAGATGATAACGCCTGTGCCTACCCAAACAGAAACAAAGAAAGAAACTCCTACAAAGAAAGCACCCACCAAGACAAAGGTTGATGGTGTAGTGATGAGCGATAAGAAGAATAGAACATCAAAGGAAAAGGGGCTTATCGATAGAGCCAAGCGAGCTGCCAAGGCATTGACAAAGGTTGGTAAAGAAGGTGTAACCATAGAGGTGCATGATGACACCGATAGTTTTAAAAAGGCTACAGGAGGAGAGGGGCGTGGTGCATATGATAAAGATAACAATACAATCCATATCAACTTATCCAAGGCTAACAATACCACCGTTGCACACGAGGCATTTCACGCTGTGCTACTACAAAGGGTAAGCAATACCGCTAAGGTAACCAAGACAATGTTCGATGCTGTGCGTAAGGCAGGTAAAGGAGATACTAGGGTTATGGAGTACACCACTGCCAAAGAGGTGGATGGAGAGATGGTAACCGTAACGGAGACTGCTACAGTTGAGGAGTACTTAGAAGACTTTGCCAGCAACTATGAGGAGAATGTTCAAGACGAAGAGAAGCTCGCTGAGTTGACAGGTCTACTTGCGTCAAGTTATGTTAACCTTGCGCCTGCACCCAAGACAAAGGTGCGTCAATGGGTGGACAAGGTGATGACTCCTATCGCAAAAAGACTAGGTATAAAGGTTGAAGAGTTTACCGATACTGATCAGGGCGTTGTTGATTTGTTGAATGCAATCTCTGCCAAGGTAACAATAGGTGAAGAGATTCAAGAGGCAGATGTCAAGGTGCTTGAAGAGATAGAGGCTAAACCTGAGACCAAGAAGAAAGGAAAGGCGAAGCAAATAAACTGGACGAAGTCTGAGGGCAAGAGACCTAAGAGACAGACTACAGATACTCCGATGGGGAAGGTAGTAAAAAGTTATGAGGCAGGTGAGATTACTCTAGAAGAGTACAACAAGAAGGCAGAGGAGCTAATGCCTACTCGAATGAAAGAGAAGTTCACAGAGCCTGCGACTGTGCCTGAGTTAGAAAAACTAAGGGGGGCAAAGACAGTCAAGATTAATGCTCCTATAAAAGAAGGTGCTGAGGTTGGTCTAAGGTTAGACATTCCTCTTATGGAAGATACAGGTGTGTCTGCTGTTACGATACATCCTGGTAGAGGACTGTCATCATCACCATCATCATATAGAGGTGCTGCTGTGATTAGTGACGTTGAGTTTAAAAGCAACCCTAAGTCTTCATTGGGTCTAGCCTCTGAGGCTACCACAAAGAATCCAGGGATAGCTCGTATGACGGGTAGCTTTGTCAACATTGGCGAGACTATTGAGGAGCAGAACGAGTCGGCTAAGAACTTGACGCAACAAGCAATGAACGAGGGGTGGACACAGGTTGGCATCAATCCATCTAAGCACTCATACTTCTATGACCGATCCACCGGGAAACCTTTGAAGAGTGCTGACAGAGTTGTTCAGGTAGGAGACCTCATCTATGCAGAGAATGCTAAGACCACTACAGTATATGACGATAGATTTATTGTCAAGGGCAAGACCGATAAGAAGGGTGGCCCACTACGTTTCCAAAAGGAGGGAGTTGAATTAATTGCACCCAATGGCAAGCCATCTAACCTGACTGAAGAACAATATAAGTTAGTGAGAACACCTGCGTTTAAAAAGTTTTTTGGTGATTGGGAGAGTGACCCTAAGAATGCTAGTAAGATTGTCGATGAAAATGGTGAGCCTCAAGTTGTGTATCATGGGACTTTTAAGGAGTTTGAAGCATTTGATAAATCAAAAGGAGGAACGAACACTGTGAGTGTACAGGCAATGCCTAGAAACAATTGGTTTTGGTTTTCAGATAACATAGAGATATCTTCTAGTTTTGGCTCAAACATATTACCTGTTTTTCTCAATGTAAGAAACCCTCAAAAAGCAGAAGGTGTAAAATTAACTGTTGCATATACAGATGCTTTAAGATTAAATAAGGATGGAATAGTAGCTAAAGAAATCCCTGATAGTAGAAGACTTTTACAAAGCCTAGAAGTTCAGGGCGAAGAAGATGTGGAGCTTATTAGTATAGATACAAAGGATTTTACAGGTTCTTTAATGTCAGAGATAGAAGACTATACAAGTGTAGAAGAAATGATAGATCTTCTTGAAAGTTACATTGAATACTCAACAGATGAGATAGAACAATACAAAAAAGAGAATCCCGTTGATGCAGAATATCTAGAGTCACAGGTGAGTGAAGCTCGTAGAATGATAAGCGCATTTGAGAAGTATGGAAGAGATGGTGTAAAATTAGGAAAGCGTGAGAAAGGAAATGTTTTTGCAATAGAAATTTCTAATCAAGCCAAGTTAGCTGATGGGTCAAACAAAACCTTCGACCCACAAGATGAGAGGATACGTTTCCAGAAGGAAGGGGTGAGTGTTAGTGAGGACGCACAGACAGAACCTTTCAAGGGTGGTAAGTTTGTAGAGTCTCCCGCTGATGGCTTGATGCGAAGACAAGTAGGTGGCTTTGAGGTTACTTATGTTGAGCAAGATAGAATGGCTGACCTAATGAAAGAAGGTTTAGTTACTCAACCAAAAGACTTATCAGATTTTGCAGACAACTATGTGGCAATCACTGCCCCTGATGATATGTTGGCAGGTCAAATTTCTTACAAAGGTAAACCAATCTTTGATGGTGGAGGTGGTGTATTCTTCACCACAAAGTATGGAGATGTGTGGGCATCTGGGAATGAACAAACCGCAGAAACTCTAAAGAAGATTATAAATGAATCGGTCAAGCGAAACAATGGTAAAGGCTATTTGGTATTGGCTAAAGGAACAGATTCTAAATTAGTAAGTAGTGTATCAGGAGTAGAGTCAAGCCTAGCAATACTAGATATTATGTTAGATGAAGGAATGGTTAGTCCTTCTGATTTTAGAAGAGCAGTATCGGAAGCTGTTAAAAAGAATGGTGGTTCTATAAGTCTTAGAAAAAGCGCAAAGGAATTAAAGAAAGATGTTACAGATTATTTTAACGATCCTAAAACTTCAACCTTTGATAAGAGAGGTAATGTCGTTAAGGACTTGATTGGTAATTTAGCGAAGTCTAAAAGTTTAAAAGAAAACAAAGCAGAAATAGTAGACCTACTAGGTGGTGATAAGTCTAAAGGTTTGGGGGCAGGTGTTACGCCTAAGTCTCAAAGCCTGGTAGACTTAGTTGCAAAGGTTGCAGCAGAGCAAGTGACCAAGGGATTAAAGGTAGGAGATATTTATGCAGTCATTGAAATTGATGGAGAGGTTGAAGTTAAAGAAGACTCTCATCCTAGTTATCCATTTCACGTTGTAAGTAAAACAAAATCTAAACCTATACTTCATCTACCTCAAGATAGACAAGCGGGTAAAAATATTCTTACAAGTTCTTCAGGCAAACCATATAGTGTAGATGTGGTATCTGTAAAGTCAGGTACATTTAATGATGCATCTACTATGACCTCAGATTTATCAGAGACTGCGATGCGAGAGCAGAAGAGTCTGATGCAGATAGGTACTTATTACAATGCCGACAACCAAGGGTTCTTCCCGAAGCAAGTTAACTCGTATCAACTCAAGCAAGACTTAGATCAGTTAGGCTTAGGCTTAAAGCGTGCGGTTAATGGAAACTATTATGCCACAAGGAATGGGCGTAAGATAAATCCATTCCCACCTGAGCCAAGCAGATATAGATTCCAAAGGGGGGACATTGGTATCGTAGAAGAGAAAAGTTTTACAAGTAAGAACACCATATCAGATATCATTATTGCCGCTAGGCGAGAGGGGTATAAAGATGAAGCCATCCGATTCTATCTCTTGAAGAGACGGTCAGATATCAAAGAGGAGAATGGTAAGCCTTTGCGAGCCAAGACTGTAGATGATATGCTTCGAGTAGATGCAAATGTATTGGAGGCTGTCCCCGATAGTTTCAAGGAGATTGAAGGTGGAGCAGCAGCAGGTCTAAGGTTGTATCAAAAGATTGAGCAACTTAGAGATAAACTTCTTAAAGCTAATGCTAATATAACATCCCCTAAGTTATCTGACGCTGGTATCAAACAAGTGATAAAGGAGAAGAGAGAAGAACTAAAAAAGAAAAAACTTTCAAAGGAACAACTCGCCAAAGAGTTAGATGCTTTCACTAAAAGAGAATACAGGAACAACAAGTCCCGTAAGGAGATGAAGACCGAGAGTGAAATAATGGATGAGGTTATTGAGTTCTTAGAGAAACAACCTGAGTACATCGAAGCTGGTGACAAGGGTAAGAAGACACCATCTCTACTTCAGTCTAAGATGCAAGCAGAACTCCAAGCAACGATTGCCTTCCGACCATCTAGAGAGGTGGCTCAGAATCTTTCTAAGTTAAAGAGTAGAGCAAGAGCAATCGACAAAGGAACTAGAGACCTTCAAGAAATAAAACGTCAGCTTAGAGCAACGCTTCGTAAGTCACTACCAAAGACTGAGTACTCCAAGCCAGAGGTGATGAGCCTTATAAGTAAAGTTTCAGAAGTAGATGCAAAAAATTTACAGCGTATAGTACAAGAGGTAGAAACTTTTATTGTTAAAAAGAACGTACAAATATTAGAGTCTCAAATAGACAAGCTATTAGGCACGAAGGTAACTAAGAGTGAGGCTGGAAGACGTAAGGGTAAGTTTGGATACGATGAGGCGGCTAGACTAGAAGCCATCAACAACAACATCGTTAAGAATAAGAAGGTCGATGGTAAGGTGGTTAAGTATACTGCTGAAGAAATCATGGAGAAAAATGAAAAACTTCGTAGACAATTCAATGAGATAATGCGTAACCCTGAAGGACTGAGTATAGAAAATATTGATATACTCACCGATCTTCAGATAGCAATCAACATCAATAGTGCTAATCTAATGAAGGCACAGCTAGAGACGAAGGAAGATATCAGTCCTAATATTATTGCGCCATTGGTATCAGCACAAGAGTCTCTTCAAGAGTTAATTGAAGAGGGACGCTCTAGATTTAAAGCCGAGTTGCAAGAGACACATGAAGAATACCAACGTCAGTTTGCTATGCTTTGGGAAGAGATGACAGGACAAAAGTTAGATATGTCTGACCCTGAAGTTCAGAAAACAATAAATGAAAAACTCACAGAGAAAGAGAGTAGAGAAAGTATTAATGCTAAGAAGAATAAGTTCAGACGGGTGGCAACTAAACTAATGGACTCTATGACCCTAGGTTTAAATAAGAGTGAAGCGTTGTTTGGTTTGATGGATAAGATATCTATTATGCCAGGTGAGTTAGCGGGTGGGCGTATTCAAGAAGAGATTACTGATAGAGTTAATGAATCTAGTAGGATTTATAAAGGTAGGATGCTGGTTCAAGAAGACGTTATGGAGGCTAAAATGGCAGAGATTTTTGGAGGTAAAAAGTTTATGGGAATAGGAAGTCCTAAGTGGCAAAAAAGAACTACTGAGCTTAACAAGAAAACAATTCCATTTAAGACCTCAAACAAGAATCAAACAATTTCTCAAAACGAATTAGCATACTTGTACAACCAGTATAAAGACCCTTCTAATGCAGGGTCATTTAAAACAATGTTTGGAGAAAACTATGAGCAAGAAATGAGTAAGCTCGTATCCCAATTAGATCCTCAATTAAAAGAGTGGGCCGACTGGCAGGTTGATGAATTCTTTCCATCAGTTTATGAGTACTATAATGATACCTACAAAAAGATATATCGAACTGATATGCCATGGAATCAATTCTATGCAGGTAGAATATATAGGGATGGTATAGTGGATGAGCCATTAGACTTGTTAGCAAACTCTTCAATATTTCAAACTTCAGTAGGTGCAGCTTCCACAAAAGAAAGGGTTACGAATACATTGCCTATCACTGCGATGAATATTAACAACGCTTTGACAAGCTATGTTCAGGACATGGAATACTTTGCGGCATACGGTGAAACAATAAGAGACATCGATAAGATGTTTACAAATAAAAATACTAGAGAATTATTAAAGACTAAGTATGGTGATGATATAAATGATTTGATTCAGAACTCAATTCAAAAAATCGCAGGTAAGGGTCAGCAGAAATTTAAGATGGCTCGGTTCATAAATTGGAGTACCAATGCATTTATATTATCTAGGCTTGCAATTAATCCTGTTGTATTTATAAAGCAGCTTACATCTATTCCAACGTATGCTAATGATATTGGCTTTGTAAATTGGATTAGATATTCTAAGATTGGAGCTACGTTTTCCGAAAGACGTAGTAGAATAAAGGAGGACTACGATGAGGTTATAGAGAACTCTATATACCTAAAAGATAGACAGAAAGGATTAAGTATTAGAGATGCAATTTCTAACTACGCTAAAGATGATAGTAATTTTATTAACAAGGAAACTGGTGAGGGAATAAAAAAACTAGCAATGGGGTTAACTAAAGCCGGTGATAAGGCAGCGATTATGTTAGGTGGCCTACCGAACTATAGATACTACAAGGCTCAATACAAGAAAGAGAATCCTAATGCTACCAAGCAAGAGGTTATTGATTATGCTATAAGAAAGTTTGAGCGTGACACTAAGAACACACAACAGTCTAGTGACCTTCAGGATCGTGACTACTATCAAACTGATGATGGTTTAATGAGAGCATTCAATATGTTCATGACTACACCTAAACAATATCTAAGAAAAGAAATAGTAGCATTTAGAAATTTAGGGAGAAAAATTAAAGCAAGAGACAGTAAAGCGGGTAAGGGTACTGCGTTTGAAAATATACGTCAGATAGCTCTATACCATGTAATGATGCCAGCATTATTCCAATGGGCAACGCTAGGATTCAAAGTCGATATGGACGATGAGGATGAAAGGGATATGCTAAGGTCTATAATACTGGGGAACTTGAATGCTTTATTTATTGTAGGAGATGTCGCTACTATGTTTGCAGACTATTTTACAGAGAAACCTTGGGCGGGCAATGCCGATACTCTTCCGGTTTTAAGTCAGAGTGCTAGATTAATTAAGGCTCTACAGAAGTGGGATCAAAAAACAAATGCTGTAAATCCAGACCCTGATAAGGTGGAGGAAGCACAAGCTGAATTCTATAGAACTTTAGCCGAAGGAGTGGGTATTCCAGCAAATCAAGTTAACAAGCTAATAAACAACTACACCAAGTTATTCACCGAGAAGATGGATACACCTGAGACTATTAGACGTATAACAAACTACTCTGAGTATGTTATAGAAGGTAAGAAGGATGACAAGAAGAAGAAGAAATCTAAAGGCTCAGATAGTAGAGGTGGCTCAGATAGTAGAGGTGGCTCAGACAGTAGAGGTAATCGATAAAATAAATGTAGCAACTAGAACAAGTGGGTGAGTCTTGCGACTTGCCCATGGAGTTTGCTATGAAGGAAGCCTTCGCAAGCCTGGGGGGCGTGTTGGAATCCTTTTTTGTGATGCCATGAGTCTGTCCCCGATGGGGATCGAAGCGACTCTATAGTACATCCCGCCATGTCTTTAGAAAATTTGTGATGCACATGATGGGTGTAAACATATCTGTGCTTGGTCTTAGCCCACTCAAGAGGGAACTCAGTAGCCATTAGCAGTGGTAAGTCTTGAGTCTTTGCACCATCGCCATGAGTAGTACCGATGAGGTTCTTGCCATAGGTGTAGGATTTGCGATGAGCCATACTACAATCGAATGTAATGTCATCACAGTTCTTGAACCAAGTCTTTATCACATCGGACAAGAAAAACCCTGACATCATATCGTGGTTGCTAGGGTTAAAAGTATAATGCACTGGAGCAATAGCAATAAGAATCTCAAGCACATCTACATATAAGTTCTTGGCTATCAAGAAATTACTATACCACATACCCTCAACGTCCTGCCTCGTACCGGCAGTTGTTGCCCCTGGTTGGTCTATGTGTAAGATATCATTACCTCCAATGAAAAGTATTTGGTCTATCTTAAATCCACTAGCCTTGTCAAGTATTCCTTGCACACCCTCCTTAACTCTCTTGACTGCAATCTGATTGTTATAATCCTCACCTGTCTCAAAAGAATCTGCGAGCTTACCGATGTGAATATCAGCAGGGTCTACTACCAATAGGTGTCCATCTGTGGATGGGGATCGTAAAATCTTTGGGAAGGATGGGGAGTATTGCTGTATGTCTTCTAGCAATGAGTCCTTTAGTTTTTGTAACTGTTGAACGCTTTCGTTTTTGAATGAAGGATTATTAAAGAATAGACTTGCCTCCTTGGTTTTAAGCCACCCATGTTTTACATCTTCAACATTTACTCCGGCATCTTTAGCGGCTCGTTTTATTCCTCTATACTTCTTGATTAATTCTTGTTCATCTTTTTTAAGTCGTGGTCTCCAGGTCATCTTGTATCGATTGGTTTAATTCAGCAAGGATATTTTGTAGCTTATTAACATTAGCCTCAACTTCTTTGTAGTTTGCATCTACAAGCTCCTCATATATTCCATCAGAGCAGTCATTTATTTGCTTCATTAAATAATTAATAAAGATAATATTGATGCCAGATGACGATGAGTTAGACACGCTAATTGTTTTTATCCATTGCAGATATTAAAGTAGTCCCTAGTATAGGGTCGATTTGTTTGATGGCTTTGTATATATTACGACTGTCTTTAATGACGATATCTTTATCCTTAACTGTAGAGTCTATACCTAATGCGGCATACATACTACAGTCTAGTTCTAATAAAGAGTCTACTTTTTTCTTGTCAGTCCAAGTCTTATACGAAAGAATTTTATTTATAGCTTCTACTTTACTTATCATTTTTTTAAATATAACATTTTAAATCAATTAAATTAATCATTGTACATATTATTTTCCAAGCGTCTCTTGATTATATCTAGGTCATAAATTGTTGTGGCTTTGCGTACATCTTTTTTTAGGTTGTACTTTTTAACCGCTGACTTTACGTCTTTTAAAAGGTCTGCGTAACGTTCTGTGTCAACGCGTAGCATTGCATCGTTAGTTTCACTAAGCGCATTGTATCGCTTTATTCCATGTATTACTGTAGCGTGTCCTAAATTAAACAAATCACCTATTTCCTTAAAACCATATCCTTTATTGCGTAGAAAATTAAAAAGAAATATTCTTTTGTTTACCATATGCGGCAACCTACATTTTCTAGTTAGTTCGTCTTTCTTTATAATATCCTTAATTAAGTCTTCCATTTTATTTTAAATAAGTTTTTTTTAATATTAAATCTAAGTAGTCATCTGCATCAATCAGATTAAAGTCAATTAGATATGGCATCTCATCTTCACTCTTGTATATTTCTAGGTTAAAAAATATAGCCTCTTTCTTAGGGTGTATAACCCCACCGTACACTTGAGAATCGTTAGAATTATAAGAGATGCTTTCATAACAATCATCAATAAGTCTAGCTATACTAATAGATACTGAGATGGGGACTTCTTTAATCTTATCAATAAAGTTTTGATCCACATCGTAACTACTATCCCCTGTAAATTTCTGTTCTGCACCCATGTTTTTCTAACTCTTTAATTCTATACTCTTGAAGTTTAGATACCTTCCCATTAGGTGTCTTGACTTCGCTAAAAAGAACCCCGGTGTTTGGTGGTATCGCAATGATGTCTGGTATCCCATTCTTATTAGTGCGTACCAATTTGATTACATAGTATCCTTGCTCCTCTAACTCCTTAATACGTTTGCTTTGTATCTGCTGCTCCGTCATAGCTTGTTTAATTTATGTCTACTTAAAAAGTATCCCTTGCCATGGCCTAAGTCTTTTATGTTCTCATCTTTTATTAATGTTTCTTTTGATGCCCATCCTATAAAATCAACAATGTTATTATCTACAACAGCTAAGATATATATGTCTATATCTTTATTTATTTTTAGTGTGCTTAAAAGATTCCCCTTTTTATGGCTTGTAGATTTGATGTCATACCTATTATTATTTCGTGTAATACCATCGTAGCTACCACTCCTAGGGCTTAATCCAAAATCAGGGAATAGATTGTTTGCTTTTGCAAAAGCATACTCTGCTTTGAATCCTTGTACATCTGCTTCTACTCCATCTTGGTTTCCAATCTTTGCATCTACCACACCATTAGATCTAGCAATTGAAGACCTAAGAGTTCCTATGTATTTACATAAAGAAACTTCTTTATCATCTAGCCTAACCTTCATATTACAAATTTAAGAATTCTCGTTTAAAGTGTCTGACCGTATAGTTCTTCTTCTTAGACACCGCCTTGTAGATATCAGACTCAATGCCATCGATGGAGAATATCCAGTACACCTGGTTGTGTAATCTATCCTTGGTACTCATCCTGTCTCTTGCCTGCCAATAACTTGTGGCACTAAAGTCAATGTTAAAGAACACAAGGCAGTCGGCTTGGCGTAGTGATATACCCTCACGCCCAGAGACAATCTGCAAGGCAATGTTCTTATCGGTGGTGTTGAACTCTTCAAGATCCGTAGTGAGGTCATCCTTGTACACCTTCTTCAATACGTTTAGCTCCTCCTTGAACTTATAGAAGATACCTATCTTCTTACCATCAAACTTCTTCTTGATAAACTGACCCTTACTTAAATCTATCACCATAGAATTGCCACTCTCAAACTTCACAGTCCCGGAGTATATCTGATGTAACTTAGACATCAACTTCACAGCGGTGTCGGCAAGTATAATCTCTTCACTCCCTTCAATCACCAAGTCCTTCTTTAATCTATTCGCTAAGTCATAAGTCTCTTTACTCATAGCGCAATGCAACACTGTCTCCTTGGTCTCTACCTTAAAGCCTGCCTCCTTCTGGCTATAACTAATCATATATG